TCTGAAAATGAACCAGTTAGACAGGACATACGAGTTACTAAAGAAACTCTTGGACCTCAAGCAACTATGCAAGAGGAAAAAGATTTAGTTGGTGATGAACTTAAAAGACGTATGATGGACCCTTCAACTCAATCTAGTTACGTCAGAAGCTAAAACAAGGCGATAGGGCTACCTTATGTCATAAGCACCCTATCATTTTATAAACCGAAAGGCTACCTTTACAAGACAAGCCCTGCAAGTGCACAAGCAGCTACCTTGTTAAACGAAGCCCTGAGTAGGAGAAAAGAATATGACTACTGAAATACAAGAGGAAAAAGCCAATCCTTACAATAAAAATAAATCATGGCACCAAGGAATAGAAGAACGTGATAATGCAGACGGACTGTTTTTTGCAGAACCCGTTGAAAACACAGAACCTGTTTCTGATGAACCTGTAGAACAGGAAGTAACTAAGGATGAACCTTATAAACGACCTGACTATAAGAAACGTTACGATGACTTGAAAAAGCATTATGACTCTAAACTTAATGAGTTTAAAAATAGAGAACAAGAGTTACTAGATGAAGCTGCTAAAAACAGACCAACCTATACAGCTCCTAAATCTGCTGAAGAACTCGAAAAGTTTGCTAAAGAGTATCCTGATGTTTACGAAGTTGTAGAAACTGTTTCTCACCTCCAAGCTGAAGAAAAAACTAAAGTTTTGGAAGAAAGGTTAGAAAGACTACAACAACGTGAAGAAGAGTTGCTTCGTAAAAATGCTGAAAAGCGATTGTTAGAAAACCATCCTGATTTTGAAGATATTAGAAACAGTGATGATTTTCATGGTTGGGCAAAAGAACAGCCACAGTCTATCCAAGATTGGATATACAAAAATGCTGACGATGCTGACCTAGCTTCAAGAGCTTTAGATTTATTTAAGCGTGATATTGGTATGGACTCTAAAACTAAGAAGTCAAATTCTAAGAAGTCTAAAACTTCTGCTGCTGATATGGTATCGACTAAAACAACAACGGTTGAACCAAAGCAAGAGAAGGTTTGGACTGAAAAGGAGATTGCTAAAATGTCTATGGATGAGTTCGATAAGTTTGAAAAAGAAATAAGTCAAGCTATGTCCGAAGGCAGAATTAGCAAATAATTATTAATTTTAACTTATAAGGAGTAAGTATAATGGCTCAATTTTTTGAACCTTCGCCGGATACCGGTGCTAACTTTGCAAACTCCGTAAGTGGACAAGCTAATAGTTTCTTCCTACCTTCGATTTATTCTAAAAAGGTTTTAAACTTTTTCAGAAAATCTTCGGTTGTGGAAGGAATTACTAACACCGACTATGCCGGTGAAATATCCTCTTTCGGAGATTCTGTAAAGATTATTAAAGAACCTGTTATCTCTGTGTCAGATTACACAAGAGGTAGCGATACAACAGCAACTAAGCTAACAGACGAAGAAACTACTCTCGTTGTTGATAGTGCAAAAGCTTTCAAATTCATCGTAGATGATATTGAAACTAAAATGTCACACGTTAACTTTAAAGAAGTAGCTTCTAGTTCTGCTGCATATGCATTGAAAGATTCATATGATGCTGCTGTATTAGCAACTATGTTTAGTGGTGTTTCAAGTTCTTCACCTGACCATGTGTTAGGTGCTGACAACGCTACTGATTTAGCTGCTGGGACATTTGACGGAACAGGTAACCTTGATATAGGTTTCGGTTCCAGTGAGCATGACCCAATTGATGTTATGGCTAGAATGGCAAGACTATTAGACGAGCAAAACGTACCTGAAGAAGGTCGTTGGTTTGTTGCAAGTCCTGACTTCTACGAGCAACTAGGTCAAGCTTCTTCTAAATTACTTTCTGTGGACTTTAACGCTGGTCAAGGTTCAATCAGAAATGGTTTAGTATCAAGTGGAAAACTAAGAGGATTTGATATGTACAAGTTTTGGTGATATTGTTAGAGGTCTTCACGTTTATGGTGCGAAAGTACTTAGAGGTGAAGCTTTAGTATCAGCTTTCTACGGTATTGACTAAGTACCAATCGGGGGAGTCTTCGGACTCCTCCACTTTTTAAGGAGATAAAATGGAAAAACAAGAAGGTAAGCAAAGACAACCAAGTGGTAATATGTCTAACTATAGTTCTATCCAAGAAAAAATTGAAAAGTGTCAAGAAATGGCAGGATACAACGAAAGTTTAAAGCCTAATTATTACCGTGAACTAAATAAAAAAGATAGGAGATAATTATGTACGGACCTAAAAAGAAAAAAATGGGAACAGGTGGGAAAGCTAAACGTCAAGGAATGATGGACGGTAAAATGCCTAAAAGAAAACCAGCTAATATGGGTAGAATGATGTACAGAGATGGTGGTATGACACCAGCAAAACCTAATTAATCATGGCTAAAGGTGTAAAACATTATAAAAGAGATGGAACTGAACATAAAGGCAGTATGCATAAAATGCCTAATGGTCAATTACATACAAACAAAACTCACACTAAAACAAGTGTAAGACTTTTTCACTTTAAAGATTTAAGCAAAAAAGCAAAACTAAAAGCTAAAGGTAAATAATGGCAACAACATATCTTGATTTAACTAACGAAGTACTAAGAGAACTCAACGAGATACCTCTTACGTCTGCAAACTTTGCAAGTGCTGTAGGACTTCAACAGTTTGTCAAGGATGCTATCAACAAGTCTATATTCGATATAGCAAATGAAGAACCACAGTTACCTTTTCTCACAGCAGGTGAAAGCGGTGCAACTGACCCTTTCTATGGAAACGTGACCGTAGCTACAGTAGCTGGTACTCGATGGTACGAACTAAAAGCTAGTAGCTCAAGTGTTCAAGATGATTACGGTTCGATAGACTGGGATGATTTTTATTTAACCACGATTAACGTTAGTGGTGAATCAGCTCCTTTTGTCTCAAGAGGACTACAGTTTGTAAACTTAGCTGATTGGAAAAGATATTATAGAGACAGTGAAAATTCAGATGATGCAGGGTCACAATCATATGGCGAACCTTGTAGAGTTATTAAATCACCAGATGGCAGGAAGTTTGGTTTAAGTCCAATACCTGATAAAGTATATAACATACACTTCTATGCATTTGATAAACCCACAAAACTTACAGCACACGGAGACACAGTTGTCTTCCCTGAACAATACACGAATGTCATAACTGCTAAAACTAGATACTATGTATGGCAGTTTAAAGAATCTCCACAACAAGCAGCATTTGCTATGGATGATTATAAAAAAGCACTAAGGAGTATGAAATCTAATTTGATTAATCCTACTCCTCGGACAATGACAGACGATAGAAGATACTTTTAATATATGGCAGCATCACAACCTTATACAGTAGCTTGTTCTGGTGGCTTAGTTAAATCTTCCAATGCGATTGATTTACTTAAAAGCCCCGGTGTAGCTCAAGAACTTCGTAACTTTGAAGTCTCTATTGAGGGTGGGTATAGACGTATAAATGGTTTTAGTCAGTTTGGTAGTGCTAAAGTTACAGGCAGTACTACAAATATATTAGGTGTTACACCTTATGCTGATGGTGTTATAGCTTGTGCATCTACAGGAATCTTTTTTAGTCAAGATGGAAACAGTTGGTTAAACGTAAGTAGAAGTTCTGTAGCAAATAGTGGTGATGACCATACAGCCTTTACAGGTAGAAGTACATTAACACGTACATCACAAGGTCAAGTAAGCTTTTCTTTATTTGAAGGAGCAGACTTTGATTATGGATTACTTGTAATTTGTGATGGAGCTAACAAGCCTTACTTTTTTAGAATGGAAGGTACAGGTGCTAACATCAATACAAGAACATTCTTTAGTGGTGAAGTTACTGTAACAGGTACTAAGTTTGCAACACATGGTGAGATACATGATAAACATTTAGTTGTTGCAGGTGTAGAAGATAATCTTAGTACAATATTTTATAGTAAACTTTTAGACCCTACAGATTTTAGTGGTACTGGCTCAGGTTCTATAACCTTATCAGACCAGATAGTAGGATTAAAAAGCTTCCGTAATGAACTGTTTATATTTTGTGAAAATAGT